CCATAACGCTTCCATAATCACTTAGCTTGTAGTCCTTAGTAGGTATGCCATAGTGTCTATATATATCTCTTTGCTCCAATGTAGTCTTAATGCTATGACATGATTGGCATAGGCTTTGGAATACATTGGTATGAAACGCATCCTCTCCTAGTTGCGACCAAGGGAATAGGTGATCTATATGTAGGGCTGGGGTAATGCGACCCTCACTTAAACAGGCGGCACATAATGGATGTTTAGATAGCTGTATCTGTCTTAGAGTGCGCCATTGCCTAGATTGATACTTGTCTATAGCAGTTGTACGCTTTTGCGTACTGTTCCATCTCTTATGGTTAAAGGTATCTCTACCACCATGACCCATACAGTAAGCATTGAACTTACTGCGTTCATTCTTACAGCCTAAGTCTAGGCACTTAGTATATTTGGGTATTGTTGGCATATTGTCATTATCTTATCTTGTTTATTACAGCTGTGTTGTGTTGTATGGGCGCAACAGTTACTTCAGAAAGGTTAGCTTATAGATTGTGCTATCCAATAAAGTCATTACTGCATCAATTTCATTTTGGATATTGCTGTATTCAGAGATTGCATCACGATTGGCAATAACATAATCCCTGATAGATGTAAGGTAATCCAATGGTTCGGCGGCTGGGTTGCCAAACATAGTTGGATAGTTATTAATAATCTGCCCCGTACAGCCTTGCCAGGCTTCAGCTATGGTATCTGCCCCATCAATAATGCTCTCATAGTATTTTTGGAGTGCTTTGTGAACTGAATAGGATTTAGTCTGTAGGTGCATAAAATGAACAATAGTGCTAGAGTGCATCAATGTTCCTACAAACTCACCAATAATATTTTCCATTTCTGATTCCTTAAATCCGTTTGCATGGGCGGCTTGACCAACTTGAAGTGCTTTGGTCTTAGTTAAGAATGGTCCAGATTTTCCCCAGTACCATCCATCTGATTTCTTTACAATAGGCATATAGTATTTTAACTCTTTTTAAGTAGATTAACTAGGCGTATTGCCGCATCAACGCTATCTATCCTAGCAACAGTTGATCCTTGCCAATTAAGCATAAAGGCTTCTTGGGCTGGAGTAAACCTAGCTTTTTCTGATGATTTAATCTCAACCAAGGCTGTCTTTTGATTCACGCCTACCAATATATCTGGAAATCCACCAGCAACTCGACTGGTATCAAATACTGAGCAACTTAAGTCCCTAAAAGTTTTAACAATTAGTGAATGGTTTGTATCAACTCTACGGGCATAAGTCATTGATATTTAATTCATTTGTGGTTTAATAACTGAACTTTACCATTAAAGGTTAAAAATGCCCACTATTTTATCTGATAAAGAATGGATTGCACTTTGGGAAAAAACTGGTAGCCCAGAAGAATTTGCTAAACAAAGCAAAATTTCTTTAAGAAGGGTTTATGCTAGAAGAAACTCCATTCAAAATAAGTATGGAATAGTTTTGAATACTTTTAACAGCGGAAATCCAGCTTATTTAAAAAAGATAGATCAAACCCCACATAATGTAAGACGGGGCATAGATGTAGATAAAGTTAAAAGAGCAATAGTGTTTTCAGATGCTCATTTCACAGATACTTCTACAGTAGCATTTAAAGCCCTTTTGGCAATGATTAAAGAGTTTAAGCCAGAAGTCATTATTTGTAATGGGGATGCGTTTGATGGGCAGGTTTTAAGCCGTTTTCCATCTATTAACTTTGACCAAAAGCCTACAGTATTAGAAGAACTCAATGCTTGTCGTTATCATTTGGATGAAATTGAAAAAGTCAGACCTGCTGGATGCCGTTTAATATGGACTCTTGGTAATCACGATATGCGCTATGAATCTTGGTTAGTAAATAAAGTCCCTGAATACAGCGGAATTGATGGTTTTTCCCTCAAATTTCACTTTCCCGAATGGAAAACTTGCTGGTCATACTGGATTGGAGAAAATACAGTAATTAAGCACCGATATAAAGGTGGAAGAACGGCTGGATATTCTAATTTGGTTGGTGCTGGTGGGTCTACCAACATTATTACTGGGCATACCCATGTATTGTGTAGTAGCCCTATAACTGGGTATCAAGGAACTTACTGGGGAGTTCAAACAGGATGTCTGGCTGATCCACATAGTTCTACATTTGAATATTGTGAAGATAGTCCTAAAGATTGGCGTTCAGGTTTTGTAATGCTGTCATTTGACCAAGGCAGAATGTTGATGCCTGAATTAATTATGGTTAGCAATGAACAGGCTGGCGAGTTTGAATTTCGTGGGCAAATTCATAAAACATGAAAATTACACCAAAAATCTTAGAAGGCATTTATTTAACATTAGCTAAGTGTGATCCTTTTATTAAATGGGATTTACCACCAAGCGAGTTATGCCGTTATGAAATTGTTGATGACTATTCAGTTATGGCTACTTATGAATATGATGAATCTTTAGCTAAACCGCATATATTTTGTATATCTAAAACTAGGTGTGGTCATTACGATACTGTTGTGCGTTCTATGGCGCATGAAATGATCCATTGCTCTAGGCATAAATCTGGTAAATGGACATTGCACGATGCTACATTTAAACGCAGAAAAATGGCAATAGGTTTGGCTTTAGGATTTGATGGACATGAATTATGACTTATAAATAAGGCTTTAAACTACTTAAAGACTTATTAATGAATCATTTAACATACTTTTTTACACATTAACATTGAGTGTGTTACAACTTAGTTATCTAAAAGATCATCCATTTCAATGCCACGCTTAAACAATTCCTGTCTTATTTTTCTCATGGCTTTTTCAATAATTTCAGTTACAGCTTGATGGCTAATGTCTAATTCTTCAGCTATTTCTCTAAAAGTTTTAGGTTCTTCATACATTAATTAAACCTCTCTCAAAAAGTTCCGCAATGGTCTGACGATATGCACTCTCCCACATCTCAACCCTTTCGGTCTTTGAGAGTTTCGATCCTTGGTCGAGTTCCGCATGGCACTTAAAACACAAGGTCGCAACCCTATAATCATGGGCTTTAAGTCCTCTACCTTTGCCATCTCTAAGCTGATTGGAATGGGCGGCAACTGTAGTCCCATCTTCAATTCCACAATGCTGGCATGGTAAGGTAGCAACTGTTTTAAGCAGTTTGGGGTTGCGGTACATATTCTAAAGTTGATTGCTCTAGCTTGATAGATAAATCTGCCAATTCAATAGCTACATCAGTAGCTTTATCAAAATTACCTTTAAGTGTTAAATCGTAATATTGTTTTAATTTGAGTTTAATTAATAAATATATTTCTGAATAATCTGTCATTTGAGCATCCTTTCTACTTGTCTATCTGTTGCGGATTGAGTGCGCCAAGTTTCCCAGCGCATCTTAGCCGCTTCTAATTCCCATCTTAGCTTCTCTACTTCTTCTGTTGCAACCCCGATAGCCGTACATAACTCTTGATAAGCCTGCGATTTATACCCATCCATTTCTTTGCCCCCAATCGTGGTTGCTTCTGACTTAGACATTTCAATAGCTTTAAGGCTGTGCTTAAACGCCTCGAATTGAGCGAGATTACCTTTCGCTTTTGCATACGCCGGTGCGGTCTTGAAGATGAAGTCAATAGCGTCATTTGGGTCATAGTCTTTCATTTATTTTTTCGCAAATTTTAGTCATAAACTCAATTAAACCGTCAGGACTATATTCCCGTTCATATTGAGTGCATCTTCGACCAGGTTGACCTGTAATCCCGCAAATAGTTTTCCACGGCTGCCCCCCCCTAATCGGTATTTCAGGTACTTGGTCAGGTGTAATTCCAACAATATAAAGATGAGTCCATTTTCTAGCTACATGACCAAAATGATATTGGTCAATAAGTATAGTAAATCCACCATGTTCATCTGGCGCTTCCTCTGGCATTGGCAATGGCGCTTCTTTCCATAAACGGCTACCTTTGGGATGCTCTAAAACACCGCCATTTTTACGAACTTTATCCAATGCAAACCAAGCCAAATCTTTTTCATCAGGTCTTGGGTTAGCCATATGGCTTAATCTTCCCCATGCTCGACAAGGAGGATGAGCAATAACAGGATAAAATTCATTAAAGTTTCTGGCATCACGGTCAATGTCATAAACATCGTACCCAGGTAAATCTTTGTATCGGCTATCTTGCCGTGCAAAAAGTATACCAATCATTTGAGGGCCATCCATAAACCAGCCTGGGCAAATGCATAGCCTGTCCAAACCATTGCGTTAGGGATTGATCCTTTTTGTAATTGAAGTATTCCCACAATCAAATACCCAATTCCTGTTGCTCCGAGGATGTATTTTTCAACCATTCTTTTGCTTGTCCTGTATTACCTAGCTTGTATTGTATGTAGAAGTCATCCCATACTTCTTGGGAAAACTTAGTTTTTATTATATATTGCCTGAAGGTAGTTAGTCCCCATGTTCTGCGCCACAGAATTAGTTGCCTTACTGTGCATTGATGCTTGTAAACGGGATCGGTATTGCCCCATTGTTTCTCCTGGGTGTGGGTTAAGTCCAAGTTCACGCCCTTTCGCTAATGTAAGTTCATCATTTGAATACCAAGGGATTGCTGGCTTTTTAGCTACTGTAGGTGCTAAATCAATCTCATCTTCCCATCTGCCTTGATTTAACCAAGTAGCGGGATGTGGAATGTAGTCTTTTTCTGTATCTTTAATTTGCCAATATTTAATGTGATTAGGAAGAGCCTTTAGCACTTCTTCTTGATCTTGTTTGCTTAGTTTGTTCCAAGCCTTTTCTGCCGCCCGTTTTGCTACTTTTCTTGGATAAAGTTCCCAGAATGTCTGAAACATTGTATTTCTCCCCTGTTTTCTCTTGTACGATACCTTCAGTCATTGTTGCTATAAGACCTTGTTGAACTAAAAACCTTAATCCTTCATGGTCATAATGAACATCAACATCCATTGATCCATCTTTGTTTTCTTTTATCTTCTTTACTTCTATCTTCATATTAATGTTTGCTCATTTGTGAATTGTTGTAGCCATTCTCATATCCGTTGTTCCAAATGTTTTGTAAATCTTCATAAGTGTAAGGTGTGCCATCTAGCTTAACAATGTCTTTAAGATTTGGTTCTTCTACTGGTATGAATTGATTTGCATAATAGTTGAACACGCCATGCGCTATTTCACAAGCCATGATTAACCCTAATGCAACCCACCATCCCCAATGGGCATCAAAGTGGTACAACGCTATTGCCGCAATAAAAGCCTTCATCTAAAACCGCTTATCCTTGGTGAAAATACGAATGTAGCTTGCCATGTATCAGGCTTGGGATCAACATTAGCATCTGCCAGACCCATAATATTCCAGCCCAGGTTAATAAGAATACAGCGGCTAGTATTAGCAATCCGCTTAATATAACGAAACTGAAACAAGCCATTAGATCGAACAAAACACCAGCCAGCTTTCGCATTGTCATTGTCCTTGATAGTTGGATCACCAGATACGCTAGTTGCGTATGGTGCGTTTATATATCGTAACGCAAAGCTATACGCTGGGTTACGCAATAGCCATTTTACTTTAGCCAAATAGCTTCTTCCATTAATTTGCTGAAAAGTTGCATCGCCATCTAAGCTATTGTCTGGGGTCATAAACCAATTAAGCCAGGTAGGTAGCCTTGGTCCTATTCCCCAAATTGAATGATTGTCTAACCATCCATCTTTTTGAATAGCAAACAAAGGGAAAATGATACTTAAAGGTAAAGATACTGAAGTCAAAATTAAACTTATAGGTATCAATATTGCGTATTTTATGTAGATCATGTGTTTTCCTTTAGTTACTATACAAATTAATTACTGTCTAATAACTTTACTACCCATTTGGTGAACGCACCTAGCCTACCTAGATGCCTTCAACTGTTTACCCGTATCGGAGCCACAGCACCCGCAAGTCTTTCGAGGAATCGGCACTAGCTTCGCCACCGATATTGCGCTATTACATCCTCTTACCCTACTAGTAACGCTTGTATTTAAGTTGCTACGATGTCGTTAGAGCCGCCAACTTAAACCTTATTGCTTTTCTTTCTATTTTCAAAAGCTGGAATGATTTGCAGATTCCAATGAACATGAAGCCCGCTTACATTCTTGCCTTTTAATGGAATTATGTGATCCACTTCATATTTAATGCCTGTAACTCTACTTCTCATAAGGCATCTAGTATAAACATCTTTAATTGCTTCTCTATCTGCCCAGCTTGGTGTTGCTTTATCTATACCAGCCCTTCTTGCGGAAGAATCGGAAAGTGATTGTGCCTGATGTTTTGAACATTTCCTAGTAGATTCTTCATGGTATATACCCTGATGCCATTTATTTTTTCCCCATGCGCCGCCATTTAAACGAGCTAATTTACCTTCTTTAGATCGTTTGTATGCAGATAAGCAGTCTGGGCAAATTTTCATTTTTCGTTGTTAGGTACTAACTCAGGGAAAACGATATGCCAAGACTTAGGCAATAGGTCTTTTCTAGTAATTAACCCATGAGATGCTTTTTCAAGACTTGCCCCAAGAAATACATATTGTGCATGGGGAATACCTTTTTTGCGCCACATTGAAACCGCTGGAACGCTGATGTCGCATAGCTTTGCTACTTTTGTGCAACCGCCCAGAAGATCAATAATTTGGCTGTCGGTGAAGTTTAATTTATTGTTCATTGAGTAATCTTAATCCTTTTGTCTTTATGGATGCAAGGGGTTGCACATCCATTTAAGCTATGTTAATGTCTGTTTACGGCAATTAAGCCGTGAGTAAAAGGAGAATAAATGAGCAATGATATGGCAGAACTTGAACAAGACTTGGAATGGATATTTAAAGAGTTAGAAGCTGGGATGCTTCCTTCAAAGGAACAAATAGCAACGCTTAAATATGCTTGTGGTTTTAATCCAAGACCTGTTTGTTTAACGCATTTAGATGCTGTTTTTAATGAATTTAATAAAATTTTTGGAGTGAGAAAATGATTGTGGCAGAAACTAAAGGAAGTTCAGATTACAAATTACCCCCATCAGGTTTAGTGCTGGGGACATTGGTTCGTATTCTTGATCTAGGAACTCAAAAGGTTACTTGGCAAGGTGCTGTCAAAATGCAACGCAAAGTAATGTTTACTTTTGAATTGCATGGTGAAGGCTATCAGATGGATGATGGCAAGCCAATGGTTCAATCCAAACGCTATACGCTGTCTTTGAATCAGCAATCAGGGCTTCGTGCTGACTTGGAAAGCTGGGCTGGCAAAGGTTTAACAGAAGATCAACTCAAAGGTTTTAACCTTAAAGACTTATTAGGCAAATGGGCTTACTTGAATCTTACCCATACAGATCGTGAAAGTAAGACTTATTGCAACATTATGGGACTTAACCCGATTCCATCACAAGTGGCTAAAGCGGGTTTTCCTGAGATTGTTAATCCATTTGTTTACCTCAACCTTCAGGAGTATGACCAAAAAGTATTTGATGGTCTGTCTGATGGCTTGAAGAAGGTCATTTCGGAATCTGCTGAATGGCAGAACTGTAATGGCGAAATTGATAATAGCATTGATGATGATCCAATACCATTTTAAGAAAGGGTAATACCATGAATAGCACGATTAAAGACACGATTAATTCAACCGCCATCCATGCTTTTCAAGAAGTTGGATACGATGATGAAAGACCAGTTATGGCTTTTAGCCATGAAGGAATGAAATCTGTTCTTAATACGGCTATTCAGGTATGTGCCGATCAAGTAACCAATCCTGTAGAACGGGAAAGAATACTTAGATTGGGCGAATAACCAATTTATAGGGGGAAGTATGTTAGTAGAAGAAAAGCATAGCTCTGATGCTGGGCATTGGTACAATGCAATTACAGGAGAGCCAGCCTATCAATGCGTTGGGGCAAACGGCAAGATACGCAATACAACTTTAAGAGATGCTAGAAAATTAAATCTAGTCCCATCAGTAACTACCATTATTGGGCAAATAGCCAAGCCAGGTTTACAGACATGGCTAAATCAACAAATTCTTTTATCTGCTTTAACCCTTCCTAGATTGCAAAATGAACCAGAGCCAGCATGGTTAGAACGGGTTATGTTTGATTCTAAAGAAGCTGGAAGGAAAGCCGCAGAACGGGGCAACCTTATTCATGCCATTGTGCAGACTTTTTATGAGAATGAAGTTTACATTCCACAATATCCAAAGTATGTCTATGAAACAGAGCAGACTTTAGATAATGCTCTAGGATTGCATAAATGGGTTGCAGAGAAGTCTTTTGCCCATGAGCTACGCTTTGGTGGCAAATGCGACTTATACGCCCCAGCAGACCCTTTAACAGACTTCCCAGGCGCAGTAATTGACATTAAAACCAAAGAAACTGATTTAGATAAGGTAAAGCCCTATGACGAACATCTCTATCAACTGGCGGCTTACAGGAAAGGTTTTGGGATACCTAATGCTATCTGCGGCAATCTTTTTATTAATGCTCTTACGAATCAAGTTCGTTTAGTAATCCACGATCCCCAAGACATAGAAGAAGGGTGGGCTATCTTTTGCCATCTGTTGCGGGTCTATCAGATAAAGAATAAAATCTAACATTGGGCGGGGTTGGAATTACCCCCTAGTTCCATGCTCCTTCACACGACACCCCGCCCACCCTTCTATGTCCGAAAGTGTAAAGAAACGAGTAGGACACCTCACTACTGTATAAAAACCCATTAGGGTATGTCCCTATACACAATGTTAAGTAAATTGAATAAATTAACTACATCAACAACGCAATAGGGGGATTTAAAAATGAAATCAATAGGTCAAGGCAAAAAAGAGTTTGTAGTTATGCAGTTTGATGATTACAAAAATGAATGGAAAGTATGGAGTGTTCCAGTAACTATCAAGCAAGCATTTTTTATCCTTGCTCGTAAAAATCCAAACTTTTACAAGATTCAATCAATTTAAGTTTTTAGCAAGCCATTGACACTATTCAGCTCAATGCCTATCTAGTCAGGTACGACTAAAAAGACTTTGGCTTGCTTTCTTTTCTATAGGGGGATTTATGGCATCAAAAAATGAATACATTAAACGGGTCTTTGAAGCACCAGCACCTTGTGATGATTGCCACAAGAAGTATTTGTGCGAGGAACAAGAGCTTGCTTGCCGTGCTTTCTCAGGTTATGTAGTAACTGGCAAGACATACGAACACTCAGCAAAGATTCCAAGCCATGAAGTGTTTGTTAAGATTTTTGAAGAAGATAACAACATTGGATTACTTAATATATTGAAGTCGTTGAACGCTAAACAGGGGGAGTTGTCATTATGAATAAGATTATTGATTGGGTTGGAGTTGCAGTAATGGGAGTTGTATTTGGTTTAATGTTTGCTTATGGTCTATTAGGGGGATTCTAAGATGAATGAAGGATTGCAACTTGGCTTTCAGTTTGCAAAACAATGCGCTGATAACGCTGGAGAAGAATGGAAAGAGATGGCATATCATGGGTTTGTAACCTATGCAAAGATGCACGAATCATTTACAACTGAAGAAGTAAAGTATGCGTTTCCAGATATTCCAGAGCCGCATGATAAGAGAGCCTGGGGACATATTGCAAAGATGGCGCAGAAGAATAAAGTAGTAAAAGGTCTTGGCTATGTAGCATCTAAAGACAAATCTAAACATGGCGGTACAGTTACTTTATGGGGAAAACTATGAAAAAAGCATTTTTATTGGCAGTAATGATTACTTTGATTAACCCAGCATTTGCTCGTACAGATGGCGGGAGCAAGGGTAGCGGCAACTACAAAGCATCACAGCGTTATAACAATCCATCAGGCGGTGAGAATTGCTACTACTGCTGGAAAGATTTGGATACTAAATACACTCCATCCCGCCACAAGTACGCAAAGAAATCTTGATATGAGTACGAGAAACTTTGGAATGGTAGGGAAAGCCTACAGGACTTCTTCAGAAGCCTTCAGAGATGCCGACTATGCTACGGCTATAGAACGCCCTCAATCATCTGACTTTAGCGGTTTAGGGGCGTTTTTTGGAGCTTTATTGTTTTTAGCTGTATTTGCCTATGGCTTTTGGCTAACAATAGGAAGGTTTTAAAGCATTGAAAGAGCTATAGCTTTTTCTTCATTAACTCGATTAAGCCAGCCTTTACCATATACAGGAAACAGCTTTAATCCTTTGTAATATTCGGTTTTGGCTTGGCTAAACTTTTCAATTAGCTCTTTAGAATTAACTCCAGCAATAGCTTGTAGCGTTCTAGGACCAATCATCCCATCTGGAATGGCATTAATACATTTCTGAATAAGTTTGGCAGATGTGCCTGGACCCGCATTGATGGCAAAACTGGCGGCTAAGTAGTCCAGCCCTATTGGTAGGGCATCGGCTTGCACCCTGTCCCAGTAACGCACTTTATAAAACTTCTTAACTTGTTCTTTAGTTAAAGCCTTCATGTCGGCAGTAGATACTTTATGCCCTACAAATTCTTCCCATGCCGCTTGGGTTACACCCATGTTGGTGCATCCAGCCCGACCATCAGACAACTTATTGCCAGGATCACGGGGATCATCAGTAAAGCCGCCCTCAGACTTTAGGATGCAATCAAGGGATTTATCATAGTTACCTATCATTTGATGCCATATTGCTCGTTAATCCACTTTTGCAACTCAACTAACATTAAGGTTGTTTGGGCGCAATTTCCAGCAAGTTCAGAGTAGGCGGTGCTAACATCAAACTGCTTGGGGGATAAGCCATTGGTGGACATTGAACCGCTACTGGGCTGGCGCACCCCGTTAGAATAATACTGGCGCAACAAAGCCAGCTTCGCATCGTATTCATCTTGGATTCCTTTATTTACTAAGGCTTGTTGTTTTTTAATAGATTCAATTTGTGCTTCTTGGGCTTTGGCGATAGCTTCAACCTCTGCCTTGTATTTGACATACCGAGAGTTGCCCAGATACCATCCAGAACCAAATAAGGCAACAACCATAGCCCCAATAATTGCAAACCTAGCATAGTCAATCATCTTATAGGTCCAGTAGTGAGAAAGCGCAATACAGCCACAGCAACGCCAATAGTAACCAATAAAATGCCATAGTACCTTTGGTCAATGACCGATTGTAAGTAAGAGAAGTTATCCAATAACGCCCCAAGAACGACTAATAGAAAAGAGAACCACATAGTCCTCGACTTCATTAATCTCATTTCCAATGGAGCTTTACAAAATCAATGATGTAATAAGCTAGGGCTAAGCCACCTGAACTTATTAATCCAATAAATGTTTTTTCAATAACGGCTTTGCGGAAAGCGGCTCTTTGAGCTTCAGCTTCGATTGCCATTCTTACCCACTTAACTTCCTCATCAGAAAGTGGGTGGGATTCTACTGCTTCTTGGACTACCTCTTTTAGCAAGGCAACCAAATCTTCCTTATTCATACTTTCTAATGACATAAAAACTCCAGATGCGGGTTTGTTAATTAATCTTATCTTATCTGGAATTTAAAGCCATTTTATCACTTCTTCTGGCGGTGTAAAGGCTTCTGAATTATATTCGGTGAAATCCCACCAAAGAAACTGATTGGGGGCTAAAGATGCCCTATCTTTCAATAAGTTAGTGTTTTCAGGATGTCCAAAGATTAATGGATCGGATACAGACCATAGGACAATACCTGGCTTACCTTCACTCCATGCTAGATGCTGGAAGAAGCTATCAACTCCAATCCAAGTGCGGCAATCCTTAACAAGCTGTCTTAGTTCCAGCATAGTTAGATTCTTACGGAAATCTTCTACAAGGGCTTCTTCACCTTCTACGCCAATCTGAATAATAGGCTCATCAATAAGAGCAATTAGCTCTTTCCAATATGGGTAGTTCTTAGGGTTGCGCTTGCCGTTTTGTAAAGGTTTGGCATAGGGATGTATCAAAATCATAAATACAGCTTCCGATAAGCATTTTCTAGGCTATCAGTCCACTTCCATTGATCCATCTTGCCGTAAATGTTGTATTGATCAATATTGCCAAACAAGGTTTGAGCTTCCGCTATAGATCGCCCAGGCACTATTTCAGGGTAGCAAGTAAAGACCACAGGGTTTGGGATGTTTGGGAGAATACGGCTAAAGACAATATGATCGCCAAGACCACAATTAAGAACAACAATGGTCTTGCCAGAGTTTCCAATAATGTTTCTAAATATCTTTTCGTCATGCTCGTACATCTCCTGTTTTGTTTCTGCCCTTATGCCGCCTTGGGGATTCTTCATGTGCAAAGATTCCGCATGGGGAACGGCTAATATCTTATATCCTTTTTGATGTAATCCATAAGTAAAAAGGGTTTCTTCTCTGTGAGCTACACGGGAAAGCCCAAGATTGTAATCATGGATTCCAGCACGATAAAGGAATGAACAATGCAGATGCTCAACTTCCTTTGATTGTTTAACATGATTCCATTGAATGTTAGGTTCTGAATCTATATTAGCTATAGAGCCAATAACCTTAGATGTATCAAATAGATTTGGCGGGGTTAATATTGCGCCCCCTACGGCTCCTACATTGTCTAGGCTTGTATAGCCTAATAGATTGCCAAGGACATTAGGCTCTGGTATGCAGTCATCATCTACTCGCCATACCCAATCAAAGCCCATCGTATTAGCTCTTTGATGAATATGGTGTTGCCCCTTTTTATCAGCAAATAACCATTCCCACTTCACGCCCTTCATATCTAGCATTTGGAAGAAATACTGATAAATCATCTCTTGCCGCATATCTTTAGGCTCATCGTTATCATCAAAGATAACTAGCTTATCTGGCAAAGTGGTTTGATTGATAACAGCTTGAAGAACTAGGGGTAGAGTTGTAAAGTATCGCCCCCTAGTAGCGATAGAGCATAGAACCTTACTCACGATTCCACCTACAGATCATTAGATTGCATGAGTTGGTTTGATCTACCGCCCTTAAATGACTAGAGATGTTGCCATGCTCATCTATGTATTCAAACTCAAAGCCTGGGAAGTCTTTTTCAGCAAGACCATGTAGCTTATGATGTTCACCCCAAAAGCCTTTAGGCTCATTATGCGGAACAGTAATCAAAAGCCTTTGGCAATGTTGTTGTAGCTTTGTTATGATTTCTAGCCCATTGTCTAAATGCTCAATAACTTCAAAGGCAATAATCGTATCGTATTGGTCTAAATCATAAGTATTAATATTTGCCCAATAGAATTGCCTATGCTCTCCCCATTGCTGTTCTTTTGCTACATCAACAATGATAGGATCATAGTCTAAGCCCGTATAGTAAATGTTCTGCGGCAAGAATTGAGAGCCGTATCCAGTTGAGCAACCTAATTCCAAAACATCATTGCCATAGATATTCTTTGCCGCCCACTCATATCGCTGGGTTTCTCTAGGGAATACGGCATCACCCTTTAAAAAGACTGCCCGTTCATAATTATTAGATAATTTGAATCTATACCATTCAGGGTTATATTTTTTAGCCAGCTTTAGGGAGTTGCGGTAAAAGGTATTGTTCCAATTCTGAACTAGATCAGTATCGTGAACTGTTCCTTCGCCCTTGTGATAAATAGGGAAGTAGCCTGTATATTGAATACCATCGTACCCTTTATCAAATACCTCAATTATTTCAAATCCAGCCTTTTCTGTTTCAATGCAAAACTCAGTATCTTCTCCGCTACCAATCCCATATTCTTCGTTGAGCAAACCAATCTTGTCAAAGACATTGCGCCCAATCATTACGCAAAAGAAAATAGCAAAGAACCTATTGGCTGGCTCTGAAAAATCTTTAATAATGCAAGATATACCGCATTGAATGTTTTGCTCAAAAGGCAAAGTAAGAATTTTTAACCAATCATTTTTGGCTTGCTCTAGCAAAATAGTGTCATTGTTTAAAAGAACTATTTGATCGGCTGTGGCGGCTTTAATGCCATCATTGGTAGCTTTAGGATAGCCCAAAGGCTCATCATCCCAAATTACTTTTATGTTTGGCACGGCTGTTACTAGATAATCTAAATACTGCCTAGTATTGTCTTTGCAACCATTAGCCGATATGACCAACTCTACATCAGTCATATCGGTGTATTTGATTATGGAATCAATACAGGGTTTAAGGTATTTTTCGCAGTTGTTATATGTTGGTATTACTATGCTGTATTCCATCTTGTCCTATCTTATTAAACAATTACCCAGGTACTCCCCGTACTTACTGTTACTGTAATGCCAGTATTAATTGTAATTGGTCCAGCGGATGAAGCATTATAGTTGGTTGGAACAGTAAAGTTTGCTGAAACAGTATTGGCATTTAAAAAGAAAGGTGCTGTTGATTCTGCTTGAAATCCACCATTTGTAGAATGAAGTCCTGAAGAATTTATATATCCAACACCAGCCATGCTTCCAGAAGCCCCAAAAGCAAAATTTAAATTAGTTCCGCTACCAGTTGAATAAAGACCAATATTTCCAGCCCCATCTATAAATGCTAAACCGCCGCCAAAAGAGCCTGATGAATAAAAAGCATAATTTGTCGGGGTTGCAACTCCCCCGTTTGTGCCGCCACTAAATTTATTTGCAGTAATTGTTCCAGCAACAAAGTTTCCAGAAGCATCTCTTTGAACTAAAGCAGATGCAGTATTAGCAGAAGCATACGCAAGTGATGTATTCCATGCTGAACCAGTAGATACTGCTACACCAACACCAGGATAGGTTGTTGGTCCTGTGGCTCCGCTAAATCCAGAATAACCAGAAAACCCTGATGTTCCAGTTGCGCCATTTGTGCCGTTGGTTCCACTATAGCCTGAGAAACCTGAAGTACCATTGGTTCCGTTGGTGCCATTGGTTCCTGAATAACCTGATCTACCAGAAAAACCAGAAATACCTGAGAACCCTGATGTACCTACAGCACCAGAGAATCCTGAAATTCCTGAAAAGCCTGAAGTACCAGTTGCCCCGTTTTGTCCAGAAAAGCCAGAAAATCCTGATGTGCCTGTGGCTCCATTTTGACCTGAATATCCAGAGAAACCGCTTGTACCAGTTGTGCCATTAATACCGCTAAATCCAGAAATACCAGACCAACCACTAAAACCGCTTGTGCCTGTAGCCCCATTGGTTCCAGAATAACCTGAGAATCCTGAAGTGCCAGTAGCTCCATTGGCTCCAGAATAGCCTGAAAATCCAGAAGTGCCAGTTGCGCCATTAATGCCGCTGTAACCACTAATACCAGAATAGCCAGACTTACCAGAATAGCCTGATGCCCCATCTACGCCAATATAACCAGATGCTCCAGAAAATCCGCTAATGCCTGAGAATCCGCTATATCCACTTATGCCTGATCCTGAGAAACCTGATATTCCAGAGAATCCTGAAATCCCGCTAAATCCTGAATAACCGCTAATTCCACTATATCCAGAGTAACCTGAGATACCGCTATATCCAGACTGAGTAAACATTACCTGAGTTGCAGTAAGAATTACTGATGGAGTTCTAGGATAAGAACCAGTTGCCGCTAGAGTTTGAATACTTACACTTGTATTACTTGTTTGCCAATAAAGTTGAAATACATCATTAGCCGCAACATTAAGAACATAATTTACAGTCAATACTTCAGAAGAAAATGATGAACCTTGTTTATCTGGCACATCATAATGAGTATTGCTATCTGCTAAATCAGAGCCATTTTTACGCAACCAAACTTGTGTATTGCCTAAAGCGGTTGATGTGTTGGTAAATTGAATGGAATAAGTAATGCTAAATGTTCCAGCAACATTAAATCGCCATTGATTTGCAGAAATTAAAACAACATTATTGCTTCCATCAGTTGTATCTAAATTAATTGCAGTTGGAGTATTTGCAGTTGCGGTTTGATTTGTGGTGTCATAAAAAGAACCATAAGCACCAACTGTTCCACCCAACCCAGGCGCACCAGATTGTCCTGAGTATCCTGAAATTCCTGAGTATCCAGAATAGCTACTGTATCCAGAAGTTCCTGAGTAACCAGAGAAACCTGAAAAACCAGAATAACCACTTACACCCGATCCACTAAATCCGCTAGTTCCAGAATAGCCGCTAATACCGCTATAGCCAGATATTCCAGAAAAACCTGAGATTCCGCTAAAGCCGCTTATGCCTGAATAACCAGATTCTCCTGAGAATCCGCTAAAGCCAGAGATACCGCTAAATCCACTATAGCCAGATTCTCCAGACCATCCAGATACGCCTGAACCACTATAACCAGAAATTCCAGAGAAACCAGAGATGCCTGAATCTCCGCTGTATCCGCTGATTCCTGAAAAGCCTGAGATACCTGAATCTCCAGAATAGCCAGAGATACCACTAAAACCGCTGTAGCCTGATTCCCCAGAAAAACCTGAGTAACCGCTTACGCCAGAACCAGAGTAGCCTGAGATGCCGCTAAATCCGCTGTAACCAGATATACCGCTATCACCTGAGTATCCGCTAATACCAGAGAATCCTGAGTATCCGCTTTCACCTGAATAGCCTGAGAACCCGCTGATACCAGAAAAGCCACTAAATCCTGATGTGCCAGAGAAACCTGAGATGCCAGAGAACCCAGAGTAACCACTAATTCCTGAATCGCCTGAATAACCTGAGATTCCAGAGAAACCGCTAATGCCAGAGTATCCAGAAATTCCGCTGTAACCAGAAAAACCACTAATGCCAGACCAGCCAGAAAAACCGCTGTATCCGCTATCGCCTTGTGGTCCTACAATCTGTCCAGCATCAAACCAATTTGTGCCGTTCCATACATATAGATCGCCATCAGAAGTAACGATGTACGCATCATTAATATTGGCAGTTGGTGGAAGGTCGGCTGGAGTTGGAACTTCGCCAACGATATTAATAGATGTACCTTGCTGACCACTCATACCTGAGAAGCCAGAGTAACCGCTGTAACCAGAGATACCAGAATCTCCAGAGTAACCAGAGATTCCAGAGAAGCCGCTTATGCCGCTATACCCTGAAATTCCGCTATATCCTGAAATACCAGAAAATCCAGAAATACCACTAAAGCCAGAATATCCACTTTCACCAGAAAATCCAGAGAAGCCTGAATAGCCAGAAACGCCTGAACCTGAATACCCAGAGATACCTGAGTAACCAGAAGCACCATCTTCTCCATAATGACCAGAGTATCCTGATAACCCGCTATATCCTGAGTATCCCGAGATACCTGAGAACCCTGAAGGACCATAGTAGCCCTTATCTATTGCTAGAGTTATTTGATTGCCAATAGATACATCTAATGTAAGGTCTGAGCCTTTAGCTACATCAATAGCAAGATCATTACCGCCATCAGGCGTTTGAATTGTAATATCGGTCATGGCAACCCTTAATTATTAACGATTGCATCAGAACGAACCAAGAACAACAAGAAGATAATCAAGTCGTTAGCTGGGGTCGAACCATCTACAGGGAAGCTAATTTTAATGCGCCCAGAGTAGCCAGTACCATTAATGGAAGCAATATCTAATCCTGGATCACCAGCAACTACATCCCAAGCATCGCTATCAATAACTAGGGTAAATTGCCCTGTTAGCGGATTGATATTAGTAATCGTTAAAGCAATAGGGTCTGGAGTAGGGGTGTAGTCGCTAATGTCAAAAGACAATCCATAGCGGGTGTCTTGGACATTAGATAATTGTCTGCGAATAATTTGAGCATCAATCGTGGCATCTGTTAAATCTACCGCTACGCCATCATTGGCTAGGGTTAGATTCCAAAAGGTTTGTTGCTGATATACAAGTTCGCCAGCGATGATCTGGTTGTCAAAGCCGCTGATTTGGGTAAGTGTATTTTTGTTAAAGACTGCCATGATCTCTCCATTACTCGGTTAATAGGGCATGGAACTCCACGCACCTATGGATCGTATCTTGTCTTTTTTAAATTATAACTTAACCAATTAAGGCTTTTACTTCATCTTGTGTAAGACCTAATGCGGCTAATTTAGCCAATGCAGAAGCCTTTACATCTTTAGCGGCTTGTTCTTGTGCGGCTACTTGTGCTTGTGTAGATTCCCATAAAGCATCAAGTTCAGCTTGTGTTGGTTTTGGTGTGTCACTAAACCAAGTTAAGCCGTCATAAGAATTTCCTGACAATGACCATTGTGCCGTAGGATAGTTTGTTGTAAGAATAAGTGCGTAATCAAGCATATGCTATTTCCATAACTGTAATTGTTGATGGTGAATTAAAACCTGTGTCTTGACCCCTTCTACTAACATAACCAGTTCCTGAATCTACATCTGCTTGTATTTTATATGTTACTGCGCTTGTTGTTGCTGGAGAATCTAAAAATAAAGCAGAATAAGGATAAGCATAACTTGCGCTAAATGTTGGAAGCGATGAAATAGTAGCATTTTTAGAACTGCCACCAGAACCTACATCAATAACTGTGCCATTACGATTTAAATATAAATTTAATGAGCTTGACGCAGAGCCAGTTGTGCTAAAAAATATTAATATTTTATTATTAGAATTAGTTGGAGTTATTGTTACAGAAAAACCTGTTACATCAACTGGTGTTGTTGATGTAGTTGAAAATGTTGTAGTTGATGTTGTACTAACAACTTGTACGGGTACTTGCCCTGAACCACGAATAGTAACAGCCATGATTACACCTTAATGGCTCGTAAGCCTTCTAATGTTGTTTCTGCATCAGCCAAAGAAGTGATGTTACGCAAACGGGTTTTCTCAGCTACGATTAAAGTAGTATCTTCGCCAGATTCTAATGCTCGTTGAAACGCTACATCTTGAACAGACATCAAAGGCTCTCTTTCAGCTCTTAGGCGTTTCTTAGTAATCTCTTTAGCTTTAGCCAGGCTTACTGTTACTTTGCCAGCTACCAATTCCCAAGCATCAAAAAAGTCATTAGCAGTTGGTAGGGCAGATTGTTCAACAATCATTGCACCTTTAGGGCAGTCTTTAGCTAATACCGCTTCAATGCTGATTTCACCAGTAGGAATACATACTGATACACCGCCATTGTCGTTAGTAAAAATAATTGCTTGTGTCATTTTAATTCCTTTAATTATCTAAAAAATGCTAATCCACCGATTGCACAATCCACATTTCCTGAACCACCCTGAGTAATAATCATTCGGCAACTGGTTGTTAATTGTGTTGCTGAGCCATAATTCCAAAAATAGCAGTTAGCGTTAGCTATAGCATTATTTGAAGCTGTACCTGCAACTGTATAGTATTTGTCTGAAAAAGCATTTGTAAAATTAACTGTGTAATCGCCTGTGGCATTTCTTGTAACGCTAGATACATTGTAAGAGGCGTTAATTGCACCAGTAGAACCAAAAGTAGCCCAAGCCTTTGCAGAACCTTGAATACAGTTAGTAGAAGAAGTGCTATTAGTGCCGTCTGATAGCGTTGATATTGTTAGTGTGCCAGCCATGATTTATCCTTAATTTCCAAATACACCAACACACGCATAGTTAGCGTTTGTTGCAGATGTTGTGGTTGTTTGAGCGCATTGAAAATAAAATGATGTTGTTGTTGGGGCGGAATAAGTTGTTCCATTCATAAATATACCAATACCAGCACATCTATCACCATTGTTTGCGCTAACAACTGGACTATAATTTGCATCAGGCATAGCAGTAGTTATATTCACCAAATATGTTCCTGTCCCAACATAGGTAACAGAGCTAACATTAAATGAAGCCAAAATTGCTGTGCTACCACCGCCTGTAAAACGAACCCATGCTTTAGCAATACCAGTCATGCCGTTTTGAGTGGCAAGAACTCCGCTACTTGCTTTAAGTTGGTCGATTGTGAGTTGTCCTGCCATAATTTATCCTTAGTTTTCAGTATTTTAAACGATTACCCAAGTGCTGTCTGTCGGAACTGTTACTGTAACTCCAGTATCAATCGTAATAGGACCAGCCGATGATGCGTTCTTTCCTGTGGGAATTGTATAGTCCACAGTAACGATTTGGTCGTTTAATACAAATACTTGGTTACTGCCGCCACCAGTTGCGCCGCCACCAATCTGACCCCAAGCTCCATTGATATAACCTTCAAATTGATTGGTTTCGCTATTGGCTCGGATGTACCCGTTTGCTGGACTACCATCTCTTTGAGCTACTGTTCCTACTGGAAGTATGGCTGATCCTGTGGCTGATGTGATTACTTGTAAGCCAATCTTGCCAGCGGTTGCAGTTGTACCACCAGTACCGCCATTTGCTACAGGAGTTGCGTTATAAAGACCAGCGGAAGCATCAACTTGACCGCTTGAATTGGTAAAGTTTGCCAGTTGGCTTAAATTAAATGCCTGTGTCATACTGCCCCTGTTCTATCAAAGGTTTGCTGTAATAATATTTGGTTCACATCCGTTGGGGTATTTGCCAAAACATAATCGCCAAACCCAGCCGTATAATCGGTTCCCTCATCCAATAATACCCCATTTTGGTATATATTCAAAGCTCCAGCTACATAGCTAAACGGATAAGTATCTTGTCCAATGACTGAGTTTGTAACCACATTGATTGCCGTTCCAGCGGGAACTCCTAAGTTATTTTGTGTCCATTGATAGATAGCTAATCTGCCAGTAACTAGACTTGGGAAGTTTGTAATGGTTTGACCTACGATGTCATAGTCTTGCTCATTAACTACTGTCCCGTTTAAAAACAATAATTCATAACCACTTACTAGGGTAAACCCTGAAGCGGTATAAGAATTAGCACTAACCAAGTCCACATAATTAACGCTAAATGCGTTATAAGAACCAGTAATAAGGTTGGTTGGCTTAAAAGATACGATAGTAATAATGTCGTAAATATCAGCCCCTACTGCCAAAGTAACATCTCCTGTAGAACCAGCGGTATCGGTATATTCAGATTGATCTAGCAATACGCCGTTCTGGAATACCCAGCAATTATCAATAAGGTAATTTAATCCCCTAGTTACATGGAACAAAGTTTGCCCAGCGGAAGCCGTAAACTGAACCATCGTATAGTTAAAGTCATCTGGCGGTTCAAATCCTAGAACACGCCCATAGATGTCAATAGTGAGCTTGGCTACAGAAGCCGTATAAGTGGTAGGACCGCCAAAACTAAGTAATGGAGATAAAGAAGCTACAACTTTGCCATCAGCATTATTGGTTACTTTAATCTCGCCAGAGCCTACAGTAGTCGTTCCTGTTTCTGTAAGCTGTCCTGTCCTATGATCCAAGTCAATATAATTAGTTCCATCTGGCAATCCAGACCATAAGCTAGGGTCATAGGTTGCAAAGTCTGTAGGAACAAAAGAACCAGTTACAGCCGCATAATCAGCTTGTCCCGTAGCAAAACTAAATTTGCGATCTCCACGATTAATAAACAAAAGGAAGTTATCTGTACCAAAAGTAGGACTTGCCGCATACCATGTATATAAAGCTGGATTAGTTACAGGGCTAGAAGATGTTTGATTTGTTACACCAAAGAAAGCCTTACCTCTAGGATTGGTAGTGAATCCTGTTCCTGCAAGGCTATCAGCATAAGCAACAACTAAGTAACGGGAGCTATATTGAACTGTAGTAGGTCGCCAATCTAATACTGAACTAGCTGGGCTAAATACAGAAGAAGCAACACTATTAACCATTCGGCTAAAGAAATACCAGTTGCCAGGGGGTAAATTAGAAACAGTTACATTGCCCATAGATGAGCTAGGATCGTATGGGGTTCCATTGGATTGAATGGCTGTAGTTCCAGCAAAGATACGCTGTGAACTTGTTGGATTGCTATAAGCGGAATACCATACCTCTGCATACTGGCTAATACCAGCACTAGAAGATGTAATGGCTAGGGTTACACTTGGACTAGCCCCGCTTGGAGTTGTAGAAGCAATTACTGGGGCTGGAACTGTGCCAAAAGCTGTTGCGCTACCAATGCCGCTATTAGGGGCTGGAGTAAATTGAGTAATATTCTTATCATCAAATACTAGCGGATTAAACTCATTAAGATTAAGATCAATAACGATTGTGCCATCAGCATTGAAGTTTTCTTTAACTTGATTGATGCGGAATAACTTTGCTTCCCATCCGTATTTAGCCAAAGTCATAGTTACTATATCGCCAGCTTCTAATTGCAAGCCAACAAACATCACAGATACTTGAACAATCAAATCTTCTCTACAGGCCTCTAGGAATCGAGTTGCTAGGTATTGCGCCCTTACATTGTCATTAACTAAACTTAATGTAATATTCTGTTTATTAACAGGCTCATTTTGATAAAGCAGACTTGGGTTGATAGATGCTAGGTCAAATGTTACAGAGCTAAATGAATCCTGATTTAAATTTTCAGCAAAGTAAACTTCTGCAATGTTATATGTAGCAGATGTATCTAATGGGCTAATCTTAACGGCAGAAATCATATTGCTGTCGTTGATGTCCATTACTGGGGTTACTGTAGGCTTCTGAGTAATAACGCCCCATTTGGCAGTAATTTCATTGTATTTAATTAAGCAATCACAGCAATCAGCCATGATTTGCATATTGGACTGAATAGACTTTGATGTATCTATAAGACCATCAAATTCAAACCTTTTGATTGTGGATGTAGTTCCAGCAAAGGTTGTATAGGAAAACAATTCATTAGAGTAAGAATTAAGCTCTTGAAAGCTATCTCCATTAATTTGCCCAGATGGGATTGCCGCACCATATCTAGTAGATTGCAAATAGTCTGTAAAACAATCGCCAGGAGCAGAACGGCTATTGCTGATCTGAAACTTAGTTTGCTGTAGGCTTGTAACGCCAGCGGCAGAGTTGTAGTTGAGCTTTACAATTACAAATACCGCATTGCTCATTAGCTTTGTAGAATCCCACTTGTATATCAGATTGGAATCTGACATTACAGAAATAGCAGACTGTGAGCTATTAGCTGGATTGTTAGAGCCATTGCTATATTGATAAACAAATAAATTGCCATCTATGGCTGTTTCTTCTGCGCCTGTAGATTCATCAATTAACTTTACTACTCTAGTTCTATCTATAGTATCAAATACGCAACGCTTACCGCCGTAATACATATTGCCAAATGTAAAGGTATCTGGTGCTGATCCAGTTTGAGTATTGGTTACTTCAGACAATGACAAAACATAATACATAGTCTGATTATTAGAAGTAATACTTAAATCAGTAATAGTCCCACCAACCCAAGCCGTTCCATAAATTACAGGAAGTTTGTTATTTGATGCTGGGGGTATTTGCTGGCGGTTGCCTGTAATACTATTAGATGATGGATTATCAATGCCTTGATTTCCAGTATCGGGAATCTTTGGTTTGCTAACAATAATAGAAGAAACAATGGATACAGCAAAACTTACAACTGATCCAACGGCTTTAATGATTGGGCTAATAATAGGAATACCGCCACCGCCACCGCCACCAAAAGGGGTGCGTTTGCCATCATGCCATCCGTGATGTTTGTTAAAGTGTCTTAAAATACTCATACTTTATATTCCACTAATGTTTGCTTATTAACAAAGCCCACTCTATTAGATAGCCTGGCTACTGATTCTCTTACATAACCTTGAATCTTGGTTACACCAAGTTTTTTAAATTCATTTAATAATTTATTAAAAGCATCTTTATTGGTAATTAATTTACCGCCAAAATTAGTAATAAAAGCTATTACTTGCCTTGGATAAATTATCAAAGAAACTATTACAACTCCTACAATTTTATCTTTTTCTTTTCTATTAATTTCTTTTATTTGTTTTACT